CCTCTCCTTCTTCGTCTTAGTCTGAGACTGTAGCTCTTCGATATGAACCTGTTGCTCTTCGATATGAACCTGTTGCTCCGTAACCGTCCGTGATAGTGCAGCGATTCTTAGCTGCATACCAACCATAGGATTCTCCGCAATAACCTGGTTCATATCCTCGGCAGTGACACCAACATTGACTTCTGGCGTAGTCATCTTCCTATCTCCTAGTAATACAGTTTGTTATTGGTACTCGCAGCCCTGCGGCTACGATGCACCCTGAAGTCCTCAAGCGCCTTACCTGCCTCCCTCATCTCAGTGGGAGTAGCAGGCCGCTTGTTGTACTTCTGCTTCGCGTCCCTGATGTAGTTCTCAGCCGCATGGTGCATCTGGTCTTCGACCTCAGCTTTGCTGCTGGACTCATCAGCCATGACGTAGATTATCTGCTTATGCGTTACATGGAACGTATCGGTGTAATGCACCTCCATCTGCATGGAGGAAATAACCCCACCTGTTTCCTTATTCCGCCCAAGGGGGGTGGTACTGATATACCGCCCCCCCTCAGGTAGCCATAATTCCTGCACTATTCCTCACTCTTCGTTACGGGGAAATCGTCAGGTTCACGAAGCCAAATTCAGTCGTTGCAGGAACGATATACATCGAGTAACCAACACTCTGGTTGTCCTGTCCCGTACTGCTATCCAGAAGGGTAGCTGCTCCTGCATTTCCGGTTTCTGCCGCTGCTAGCTGGTCGCCAACAACCCAAGTGGCAGCTTGGTCTAACAAGGCACATGGCCCCCAAGTCTGGAGCCACGTATAGTAACTAGCCGTTACTGTCGTCGTGGAAACACCCACTGCCGCGTTCGTAATCGTGGTTGGCTGAACAAGTACACCATCGTAGAGGTTGTACAGAACACCGAACTTTGAACTCGTAGCGGTCAACGCAATGACGAAGCCGTCTTCTTCGTCGATGGTAAAGACACAGCCAATAGCACCAGAAACAGCGGTGTTGGACTTGATTGGGTAGATTTGCCCTTCTCCCGCACCGTCATTGGTGTACAACCAGCCTTCCTTGTACTGGTCTTTGGTTATGGTAAGTGACGTGCCGGTGGTGATAGTTGTGCCACCTACGGCAGCACCAGCAGACCACGCCAGACCCATATCGTCAGCAGCATCAGTAGCAGGTGCTTGCACCAGCCTTCCTGCCGCTATACCAGCACCTGAATCTTTGGCATACCGATATACCCTGCCATCAGCAAAGGCCATACGAGTACCCAGCTTGTGACGCTGGTCAGAAGTCAACGCCTTCTCCCACCCAGCTTTCCCATAAACCGTATTCGGGAATGACATCTCGAACTCCTTTCGTTACAGGGTCAAGCCCTGCGAATGCCGTTATTTATATATCGCTAGGCACGGCAATCGTTACACCTAGCTATCGGGCTCTGGTCTTCCTCTTACGAGGAGTAACGCCATCAAGCGTCTCAACCGATTCTACGCTGTCAGTGGTCGGCTTTGATGCTATGCACCATCGGCACTGGCACGAATCACTCGGAGGCCAAGTGAACAACCCGATGCGCGTCTTCTTCGACACGTAGTCCGGGTTACCCGGTAGGTTGTGCAGTGGAGTCCCCACCGGGCTTACCACCACGCCACTCGGCGTTACCATCGCGCGATGCCTGTACAACGTCACCTTCGGCTGCCACTCATCGATGTAATCCCAGTGGTAACCAACTGACGTAAGCTCATCGCGCAGTTCTATGCGCTCCCTAGTTCCTATAGCCATTCAAGGCTCCTTACGAAGTAGTAGCAGGCGTAGTGGAGTCAAGCGTGAAGCCAGCACCCCTACTGTCATCGAGTTCAAATACGCCGTAGTCAGCGGTAATGATCACTTCGGTTGCCCGGAGGGATGCGTCTCGCTGACGCTCGGTGCGGGTGTCCACACTCTTGAGTACGGCGAGGGCAGACTTGTCGGCAATCACGCCAACTGTAGCCGCCGCCGTAGTACGGGTGATGTTCCCGTCTTCAAAGATAGGAACCCCGAAGATTGGTCGGATACCACTCCAGAAGTTACCAAGCAAGTCCTGCGACCAGCCGGGGGTCATGGGGTATGTGGCTGCCGTACCAGCAGCTTCCTTGGCGAGATCAAATACGGCAAAGGGGTGGTGGTTGATATATAGCTGACTGCCGTAGTTGCTGCCCTTGGCAATCGCAACCGCAGCCGCGACATTCGCGATATCCATCTCCCTGCCAGAGGCCCCTACATCCGTTGAAAACCCTGAGTACAAAGCCGTAACGTCCGTGTCCTTCTTGCGTGCCATGCCGTCACCAAGCTGTCGCCCGATGATGCTGAACACGTTCTGCGCGCTCTGGCGAGAGAGCTTGTCGGTGATGATGATCTTGGCTCCGACCTCGGATGCGG